AAATGCTTATGCAATTAGATTTGGTACAGATTCAATCGAAGGCATGGACCAAAGATCAACAGAATATGCAAAAAGTTTAAGAAGACTTACAGCACTTACTGGACAACAAGTTGATGCTGTACAAAACATGGTAGAAGAAACATTTGGAGTATCTAGTATCCAAACTGCATTAGGTCTAGAAACAGGAAAAACAAGGGATCAATTTAAAATGGTTGCAGACATGATGAGTGTGTTTGGCAACGAAGGATTAAAAGGTACTGCGGCCATGATGACAGGCTTTGCCCCAGGAATAGACGGAGTAAGTAGCACACTATTTGCACTTACACCCGGCCTGCAAGATGTGTTACAAACTGTAATTGACACAGCCAGAAAAGGCACCATGTCCAACGTAGAGTTTGAAAGATTTGCAAGAGACAAATTAACACAATTTGCAAGAGACAATGAAGAACAAATAAAAGCCAATGCTAAAATTAATGCAGGTATCAGTTTAAGTAACAGTGACATTGCACAAGCCAATAATCAAAGTATTAGCGCCATAATGAAACTACTGCGTACAGAAGGAGAAGTTGAAGGATCATTCAACGACGTGGGTACTGCTAGTAACAAAGTACTAGACGGTATGATCAAATTAGATGACGGTACTAGAAGAGTAAGAGCGGCCTTTGCAACACTTGCAACAAGATTTTATGGTTCAGACACAGTGCAAGAAGGGTTTGATAGGGCAACAACTGCAATTAACAAGTTTTCATCAAAACTAGAAAAAGCCACAGATGCAGAAAGTTTAAATGATGCATTCAATATCATATATCAGGATATACTAGACAAACAGAAAAATTTTGAAAATCTTTTTAAAGGCACTGGCATCCCAAGTTTAGAACAACAAGGAAGAGTTACAGCAAATAGCGGAGTTTCTAAAATGGCTTTTGAATCCGGTTTAGAAAGTTATAATAAAAATTCAACTGTTGACAGTTTAACAACTTCAATACAAGAAAAAATGTTGGCTCAACTAGAAACAGCCTATATCGCTTTAGATAAAAGTAATATGAAAGACGAAGAACTGAAGAAGGTAGAAAACAGATATACACAGTTAAGAGAAGCAGTTACTAACCAATCAAAAGATGTTGCAAAGGCTATTATTGATGCAAAAGGAAATAAAAGTGATCTAGGGTTATTTACAGGTACACCAGGTGTGTTTGGTAAACTGTTCCATAACTTTGGTGAAGGAACAGATGCTACACTACACGGCGAAGAAGCAGTGATTCCAAAAGATTCGCCAATTGGAAATATGTTAAGCATGATGTCCAATGACATGGGTACACTAAAATCAGGAATGAAAACTGGTGCAGATGGAAGACCGGATTTTGGCAGTTTCATAAGCCAAGCACAGAGCATGGGAGCCAAATATGACAAGTATGCCAAAGAAAATGAAGGTGCTATTAACAAACAGGGAAGAGATTTTGCCAAATCGTTCGGAATTACTGACGAAATGCTTGACAAAGCACAGTCTTCGAGTGTACAATCAAATAATAGTACAGGTAAAGGAACATCGGTAAATAACATTGGCGGCAATATGGCTACAAGACTTGACGAATTAATTCGCGTTAATAAAGACATGCTTGAAGAATTACGCAATATGTAAGGAAAAATAATATAAATGAGTTGGAAAAAATACTTCACAGAATACAAACCCGCCGATACATCAGGTAACACCAGTCCTATATCAGGATACAGTGGTAACGGTCCTGCACGTACAAACTATTCAAGTTTCTTACCAGAAGTTTATTCAGGCCATCCTAATCGTATTGAGCGTTATGGTCAGTATGACACTATGGATAGTGACAGTGAAGTAAATGCCGCTCTAGATATTCTTGCAGAATTTTGTACACAAAAGAACAACGAAAATTATACACCATTTAGTATTTTCTTTAAAGACAAAGCAACAAGCACCGAAGTAAAAATACTAAAAGGTTATTTGCAACAATGGGCAGACATAAACAATTTTGATAGACGTATTTTTAAAATTGTAAGAAACATTTTCAAGTATGGTGATGCTTTCTTTGTGAGAGATCCAGAAACATACAAATGGTTTTACATTGATGCCGCAAAAGTTGACAAGATTATTGTTAATGAATCAGAAGGCAAACAGCCTGAACAGTATGTAATTAGAGATCTAAATATTAATTTCCAAGATCTTGCAGTAACACAAAAAAATCCAACTAACAATCCAGGACAAATTGACTATACCACCAGCGGCGGCGCAATGGGAAGAGGATATGTTGGTGCTGGACCACAGAACTTTTCAACAAGATTTGAAAAAAGTCAAAATCAAATGGCGATTGAAGCAGAACATGTGGTACACTTATCACTTTCAGAAGGACTAGATAGAAATTTTCCTTTTGGTAACAGTTTATTAGAAAGTGTTTTCAAGGTTTATAAGCAGAAAGAATTACTTGAAGATGCAATTATTATCTACCGTGTGCAAAGAGCACCGGAGAGAAGAGTATTTTACATCGATGTAGGTAACATGCCTACTCACCTTGCTATGGGGTTTGTTGAAAGGGTTAAAAATGAAATCCATCAACGTAGAATTCCTTCAGCAACTGGCGGTGGAACTAACGTTATTGATGCTAGTTTCAACCCATTATCAATTAACGAGGACTACTTCTTCCCGCAAACAGCAGAAGGACGTGGTTCTAAAGTAGAAACACTACCAGGCGGTACTAATTTAGGTGAAATTGACGACTTAAAATATTTTACTAACAAGTTATTCCGTGGTTTACGTATTCCAAGTTCTTACTTACCTACCGGCGCAGATGATTCTGCCGCACAGTATAACGACGGTAGGGTAGGCACTGCTTATATCCAAGAATTAAGATTCAACAAATACTGTGAAAGACTGCAAAACCTAATGGCATTTATATTTGATAGAGAATTTAAACTGTATCTACGTGCTAAAGGTGTAAACATTGACAACAGTATTTTTGATTTACATATGAATCCACCGCAAAACTTTGCGGCATATAGACAAAGTGAAATGGATAATGCTCGTGTTAACACGTTTGCTTCACTACAAGAAGTACCTTATATGAGTAAACGTTTTGCTATGAAGCGTTTCCTAGGCATGAGTGCTGAAGAAATGGCAGAAAACGAAACACTATGGCGTGAAGAAAATTCAGATGAAGCAATTAATAACATAAATGCATCAACTGAAATGAGATCAGCAGGAGTTACACCGAGTGGAATTCAAGGTGACCTAGATACACTAGGCACAGCAGAACCTGATGCAGGTGCACCAGAACCTGAACCAGAAGTAGGCGGAGACACAGGCGGCGGCGCAGAACCTATTGAACCTCCTACACCGGGCGGTGGTGGCGCAGGCACATAAAGGTAAATAGTTTTATGTTGTTAAAAGAATTTTTTTATTTTGATAAAGACGGATCAAACTTTGAAGACGATAAAAGATTTGATTCAAATAGAGACATTGGTGTTGTTAGACCTGATGACACTAGAAAAACACGTTTGACTCTTTCACAGATAAACGAAATCCGTAGAACTAGCGAAGCAAGAGAACTAGAACAACAAAAAGAATTAAGTTTTATTCGCGACATGTACGGTCCTGCACCAGAAGAAGCAACAGCAATCTAAAAACCATTTAAATACCTATATGGACACAGCATTCGTATTGGGTAATGGTACCTCCAGACAACATTTTGATATATACAAACTTATAGGCAAAGGTAGAATCTATGCCTGTAACGCAGTGTATAGATCTTTTGAACCTGATGTTTTAATTGCCGTGGATCCTAAAATGGTTCATGAAATTGTAGCAGACGGGTATCATAAAAATCATGTGGTCTGGACAAACTATAATAACGGATACAAAGATTACACAAATCTAAACTATTTTGAACCTAGCAGAGGTTGGAGTTCTGGACCAACTGCTTTGTGGAAGGCATCACACGACAACTATAAAAAAATATACATACTTGGCTTTGATTATATGGGATTAGAAAAAGGCAAGAAGTTTAATAACCTTTTTGCTGATACTCCGAACTATAAACAAAGCAAAGAAAATGCAACATACTACGGAAACTGGTTGAGACAAACAGAAAATGTCATCAAAACACACACTCACATTGAGTATTTTAGGGTAATTAACAAGGGGGATTTTTGTCCTGCCCAGTTAAATAACTATACAAATGTGCGAAATATGGAGTTTGAGGAATTTGAAAACAGAATTTCTCAATGATCTAATGGTAAAAAACGCAAAAATACGCCTATTTCCACTGGTAAAAGTGGTTTTTTCGTAAATACAATGGACAGCCTTGCCTATTAAACTGAATAAAGGAGATAAAACAATGTCAGATAACACTAAATTTGAACAGTTATTAGATCTTCTTGTCAACGAAGAAAAGGAAAAAGCAGAAGACCTTTTCCATGATATCGTTGTTGAGAAGTCAAAGGAAATCTATCAGGGTCTAATTGAGTCTGAAGAAAAAGAAGATGAAAAAGAAGTTGAAGAAACAACTGAAAAGTCGGATGAAGACGAAGTTGAAGAAACAACTAAAGAAAAAGACGAAGAAGAAAAAGTAGAAGAAAACTTCGGCGAAGAAGAAGCAGTTGAAGAAGTTGGTGGCGATGCCGCTGATGACATGATGGCTGATGTAGACGCTGAAGGTGATAAAGATTATAACGACGACGGCGAAATGGATGATCACGAAAGCGATCACGGTGATATGGAAGACCGCGTTGTTGACCTAGAAGACGCTCTAGATGATCTTAAAGCAGAGTTTGAAGCAATGATGGCTGATAAAGATGGTGAAGAAGCACCTGCAGACGATGCTGAAATGGATATGGGCGACGAAGAAGGTGAAGAAGAATCAGAAGAAGCCGAAGAGGAATCAATGGAAGCAGTTGCTACTGACGAAATTGAAGAGGATGCACAACCAAAAACCGCTGGCGAGACTATGAGAGAATATGTTGAAAAAGTCTCTGCACCTAATAATTCCGAAGGTTCTGATAACACTGCAAGTCCTGTAGCATCGAAAGGTGGTAAGGATTCCGGTGCTGATGGTAAAAACATTGCACAGGGCGGTGAAGAAAAGGGCGGTAGTGCCGTTAAGCCAAAAGACATGGGAAAATCTTTCGAGAATGAACCAGGTTCAAAAGCAGGCGACACTTTTAAGAAAGCATCTGCACCAAAAAGTGCTGAATAATTAGGAGTTAGCCAATATGGCATACTTAAGAGAACATCTTACGTTCGATCAGGCGCAAGTCACCCTTGAGTCTCAAGGTGAAGGGGAAAACAAATCACTTTACTTAAAAGGCATTTGTATTCAGGGTGGTGTCAAAAACGCTAATCAGCGTGTTTACCCTGTCTCCGAGATAGGCAACGCTGTGAGGACACTCAAGGATCAGATCGACGGCGGTTATTCTGTACTAGGTGAAGTAGATCACCCAGATGATTTAAAAGTAAACTTGGACAGGGTCAGTCACATGATTACAGACATGTGGATGGATGGTCCTAACGGATTTGGCAAGATGAAAATTTTGCCAACTCCAATGGGTAACCTAGTTAAAACAATGCTGGAAAGCAAAGTTAAACTAGGAGTATCCAGCAGAGGTAGTGGAGAAGTTAATGAATCTACAGGAGAAGTTAACGGTTTTGAAATTATCACTGTTGATGTGGTAGCACAACCTAGTGCTCCGGGTGCTTATCCTACACCAATCTATGAACACTTCATGAATACTAGAGGTGGTTATAGTGCGATTAGGGCGGCGCAAGAAGTATCGCAAGATGCTAAAGCACAGAAGTACCTTAAAGAACAGATGCTACGAGTCATAAAAGGCTTGCAGTCAAATTAAAGGAGAAGCCAATGAGTGATGTTTTTAACAAACTATTTGAAACTGGCGCTTTAAGCGAGGATGTTCGTGCAGACTTGCAAGAAGCATGGGATCAAAAGGTTAAAGAAAACAAAGACACTGTTACTGCGGAACTCCGTGAGGAATTTGCGAAACGCTACGAGCATGATAAGTCAAACATGATCGAAGCAGTGGATCGCATGGTCTCCGAGCGTTTAGAATCAGAAATTAAGGAATTTTCAGAAGATAAGAAGACACTTGCTGAAGCAAGAGTTGAATATAAGAAGAAAGTTTCTGAACACTCTGGTAAACTGCAAGAGTTTATGCTCAAGCAGTTAACTAAAGAAATTGCAGAACTACACGAGGACCGTTCAATGGTCAGCGAACGTTTTGCAAAACTCGAAGACTTTGTAGTGAAACAACTTGCAAAGGAAATCAACGAGTTTGCAGAAGACAAAAAAGATTTGGCCGAAACCAAGGTAAAACTTGTGAAAGAAGCAAAATCGAAGTTAGACGAGTTGAAAAAACAATTCGTAACTAAATCTGCTAAAGTAGTAAAAGAAACTGTAAGCAAAAAACTTACAGATGAAATTTCACAGTTGAAGGAAGATATTCATTCAGCACGTGAAAACAATTTTGGTAGAAAAATCTTTGAAGCATTTGCTAATGAATACGGCTCTTCTTATCTAAATGAGAAATCAGAAACTGCGAAGTTAATGAAACTCATTGCAGACAAAGAAGAAAAGTTAGCAGAAGCAGAAAAAGTCATCACAGAGAAACAAACGATTGTTGAGTCAAAGGATGCGGAAATTTCCAAAGCCAAAGACGATGCTAAACGTGTTGCAGTGATGAGTGAGTTGCTCGGCCCATTAGGTAAGGACAAACAAGGTTTGATGTCCGAACTATTGGAATCAGTGCAAACAGAAAAATTGCACACAGCGTTTGAGAAGTATCTACCAGCAGTGATGGAAGATAGAGCGCCAAGAACTGCAAAAAAGGCAATATTAAGTGAAGGCACAGAAGTTACAGGCAATAAAGAGACTAAAGAAAAGGTAGATGATAAATCAAACCTAATTGAACTCCGCAAACTCGCGGGATTAAACTAAAAAGGAGAAGGACAAAATGTCAGAAATAATCAACGAAAACTGGCAGGCAACCAAAGACGCTTTGTTAGAAGGTCTTAACGGACAGAAGAAAAGCGTAATGGACGTCACTCTCGAGAACACTAGACGTTATCTCGCTGAGTCGGCAACTGCTGGTGCAACT